TCCCGGCGCAACGCGCCGCAGGTTTCGGCCTTTTCCGCCATCGCCCCCGGCGACTGGCGGAATACAGGCCGCGACCAGGGCCGCAAGCGGCCCGGTTCTCGTTTTGCGACCTCGTTTGAGGCCGGATCGTGGCTAGCCGCGACCCGGCCGACGAGCTGCGCGCCCAGATCGAGCACAGCGCGGCCGGATTCGGCGCTGCGCTGCGGCCCCTCGCCGAGGCGTACCTGCGCGCGATGGATCAGGCCTCGGCCGAGCTGGCCGCGTTCGCCCGCGCGGTCGGCGAGGCGCTGACAGCGCCGAGGGGCCGCGCCGAGCTGCCCGCGTTCACCTGCCCGCGCTGCGGGCGGACCAGCCACCACCCCGCCGACCTGGCGCACGGGTACTGCGGCGCGTGCCACGACTTCACCGGCCGGCCCGGTGGGTAGGCGCGGCCCCGCGCCTGCACCGACCCGGCTCAAGCTGCTCAAGGGCACCGAGCCCGGGCGGATCAACACCAACGAGCCCAAGCCGCTGGCGGGGCCGGTCGTCAAGCCCGATTGGCTGTCCCCTCGGGCGTCCGAGGAGTGGGACCGGGTGGGGCCGCACCTGGAGCACATGCGGACGCTCACCGGGGCCGACGAGATGGCGCTGGCGGTCTACTGCGAGGCCGTGGCGCGCTGGCGGGGCCTCGCCGAGGTCGTGGCGAAATCCCCGCCCGTGATCCAGCGCGAGGGCATCCTGGTCAAGAACCCCGCCTACTCGCAAATCCGCGACGCCGCGATCGAGGTCCGCATGTACGCCCGCGAATTCGGCCTGACGCCCTCGGCCAGGGCCGGAATCCGCGTCGAGCACTACCACCACGACGGGGCCGACGCCTCGCGGCTGCTGAGCGGCTAACTAGTTAGGGAGGACGCTGTGCTGAGCGATCTGCGCGACTCAATCGAGGCCACCCGCAAGCAGGTGATCGGCCACCCGCTCTATTCGCGGCTGACGACCGAACCCGCCGTGGTCGCGTTCATGGAACACCACGTCTGGGCCGTCTGGGACTTTATGAGCCTGCTCAAGGCGCTCCAGCGGCGCCTGACGTGCGTCGAGGTGCCGTGGGTGCCGGTCGGCCCGCCGTCGACCCGCCGCCTGGTCAACGACATCGTGCTCGCCGAGGAGTCCGACGAGCTGGTCCCCGGTGGCGAGCTGGGCGCGCGGCACGCCTCGCACTTCGAGCTGTACCTGCTGGCGATGGCGCAGGCGGGCGCGGACACCGGCCCCGTGACCCGGTTCGTGGAGATGGTCCGCGACGGCCGGGGCGTGCTGCGGGCGCTGGCCGACGCCCAGGCCCCGACGCCCGCCGCGCAGTTCGTGGCGTCGACCTGGGGGACCGTGACGAGCCCCCACGTCCACGGGCAGGCCGCCGCGTTCGCGTTCGGCCGCGAGGACCTGATCCCCGAGATGTTCGGGCAGGTCTCCGCGATCGACTCGCCCCGGCTGGGCCTGTTCGCCGACTACCTCGCCCGGCACGTCGAGCTGGACGAGCTGCACGGCGTCATGGCCACGGCGATGGTCGAGCAGCTGTGCGGGGACCACGAGGGCCGCTGGGCCGAGGCCCGGTCGGCCGCCGAGGTCGCGCTGTGGGCGCGGGCGCGGCTGTGGGACGGCACGTTGGCCGCGGTCGAGGCGGCGTGCGCGTAATCTGCGCGCAATTCGCGCCATATCCCGAGGGGTCCGGCGCTCGAACAGCGGTGTTCCAAACAGGCTCCCGACCTGGGCAAATCCCTATCTTTTCCGCCCGATGTGGTTACACCTAAGACGGGTCTGGGAGGCCCCAGGACGCGCACAGAGCCGTGCAGCAGGTGTTCGGCGCAGAGCGTCCGGCCGGTCGCGCTCCATAATCCGGCGGGTGGCCTGGCCGGGAAGGAACCACCCAGGAACCCACCGACCAGGCCACCACGCCGAGCATACCCGCCGAGGGCCTGCACGCCGAGGGTGATCCCCCCGGCGCATAGCGGACTGTGGTCTAGACGACACGTAAACCGGGCTCAAAGCAGCCGGGGCAGCGGTTGGAATAGATGTACGGCCACCCAGCAGGGGGGGCCGCCACCCAGGAAGGAACCACCCAATGACCGAGACCCAGACCACCGAGACCCAGGCCACCGCCACCCGCGCCACCTGGAAGCAGCACGGCAACCCGACCGGAGGGTTTGAGTTCTTCGGAACCCAGGTCAAGGAGCCGAACGCCAAGGCGATCAAGGTTGCCAAGGTCGTAGTCGACAAGCAGGGCATCACCCTAAAGACCGCGAGCGGCCGGGCCGTGGACGGTGGAGCGTTCGGGAGCGCGACCAAGTTCTGGGCCATCGTGCCCGCAGACGCCCCCCGCCAGGAGACGGCCCCCAAGCCCCCGAAGGGCGAGACCACCCCGGCCGCCCCGATCGAGATCACGGCCCCCAAGGGCGGGGACCAGACCGTGCCCCCGATCAAGGGCGCAATCGCCAAGGCCGTGGCCGCGAGCGGCAGCAACATCATGGCGATCAGCCGCAAGCACGGCCTGAACCCGGCGCAGATGCGCAGGCTGGCCAACGACCAGGTGGCCAAGGTCGACCTGGTGCGGGCCGAGGCCATCGCCAAGGCCCTCGGGGTCAAGCTGGCCGACCTGTTCGGCGAGCCGACCGCCAAGGCCAAGGCCGCCCCCAAGGGCAACGGCAGCCCGGCCACCGACGAGCTGGTCAAGCAGGCCGAGGCCGCAGCCGCCGAGGCCGCAGCCCAGGCCGACAAGGCCGCCGACCAGATCGTGGCAGCAGTCGCCGAGGCGACCGGCGAGCCCGCCCTGGCCGAGGCCGGCCAGGCCGCCGAGTAACCCGAGTCACCCAGCCCCCCGCCCAGCCGGGCGGGGGGCAGACCCAGTTTGGAAGGAACCACCCAGCCATGACCACCCCATCCCCCGACAGGTACACCCCGAGCGACCAGACCGTCATCGAGGTCGGCGGCATCATCGAGCGGGCCGTCGCCGAGATTCGCAAGTGGCGGACCCGATCGACCCGCGACCTGGCTTACGCCGCCGCCCTGCAAGTGCTCTCCAACGCGATGGCCGAGGAGCTGGCCGAGGGCCACCTGGCCGAGTTCCGGGCCGGGCCGAGCGTGGACACCAAGCGAGCCCACCTCCGGAACGTCCACGGCCTGGACCGCGAGAGCGTGCGCTACCTCCAGCACCCCGCCCTCAACCGGGTACACGACCAGATCACCCGGCAGGCCGACCAGGCCGACCCGCCCGAGGAGCCAGAGCGCGACTGCGTGATCTGCGTGCCCGGCCAGTGCCCAGGCCCCGAGTGCCCCGGCTCGCTGAGGTCGTAATGGGCACCGTCTCACCGATCCGCCAGGCGCGCCGTTGGGTGACCCCCAACGGCGCGCAGGTCGATCTCTCCCATGCCCAGCACACCAGCCGGAACCTCGGCCGCCGGGGCCTGCGCGACGGCGGGTGCTGGGACGGCTGGTGTGTCACCGTGCGGCACCCGCGCAGCGGGTCCGTGATCAGCTCGACCTACCTCGGGGCCGCGCTGGTCGAGGCCGAGCTGGTGGCCGCCCTCGCCGCGGTCGACGCCTACGAGGTCACCGGGCTGGCCCGGCCATGACGGGCCGCCACGCGGGGCCGCCCGACCGGGCGTTCGCCGTGATCGTCGTCGTGGTAGTGGTGCTGGTCGTCGCCACACTGGTCTGTGTCGGCCTAACGGCGTAGGCTGCACCCCAGGCTAGGCCCGCCCCCCGAGAGGGACGATGGGCGGGCCTTTTCTGGTCTCCGGGCTGGTCGGCGGGCATCATGGACGCCATGACCGACCGGCGACGGTTCCCGCCGTGCGGGCGCACCTTCGACGGGCAGACCTGCCGACGCCGTGGCGAGCACCTGTGCGAGCCCCGCATCGCCCACGTCGTCGCGTTCTTCACCGAGCTGCTGGTCCACACCAAGGGCGACTGGGCGCGGCGTCCGTTCGTGCCCGCCGAGTGGGAGCTGCGCGAGGTGCTGCGCCCGCTGTTCGGCCGCGTCGAGTACGACCCCGGATGGGGCCGCTACCTGCGCAGGTACAGGGAGCTGTACCTGTCCGCCGGTCGTAAGAACGGCAAGACGGAGCTGATCGCCGGGATCATGCTCTACCTGCTGATCGCCGATGACGAGGACTCAGCCGAGGTCTACGGCCTGGCGCTGGACAAAGACCAGGCCGGGCTCGCGTGGTCGGCCGCCGCGCGGATGGTCGCGCTGTCGCCGATCCTGTCCCGGCGGCTCGACGTGGCCCGAGGGGTCCGCCGCATCTACGACGAGCAAACCGCGTCGTTCTTCTCGGTCGCCGCCGGGGACGCGATGGGCGCGCTCGGCCCCTCCCCGTCCGGGGCCTACATTGACGAATTGCTCTCCCAGCCCGACCGCGAGCTGTACGACGCCCTGCGTACCGGGTTCGGCGCGCGGTCCCAGCCGATCCTCGTGCTGGCGACCACCGCCGACAACGACCCGACCGGGTTCGCGGCTGCTGAGCGCGCCTGGGGCGAGCGGGTGATCGAGGACCCCGAGCTGGACCACGCCCGGCTCGTCGTGCTGTTCGCCGCGCCCAAGGACGCCGACTGGACCGACGAGGCCACCTGGAAGATGGCCAACCCCGCGCTGGGCGACTACCTCGACCCGCGCATCCTGCGGGCCGAGTGCAAGAAAGCCGTGAACAACCCGGCCGAGGAACGGGCGTTCAAGCAGTACCGGCTCAACCAGCAGAGCACCCAGCTCGGCCGCGCGGTCGACCTCGCCGTGTGGGACGCGGCCCCGGCCCCGGCGCCCATACTCGAGCTGGCCGGCCAGACCTGTTACGCCGGGCTGGACCTGGCCAGCACCATCGACCTGGCCAGCTACGTGCTCGACTTCCCCGCGGGCGACGGCAGCCACGACGCCCTGTTCCGGGTGTTCTGCCCCGAGTCGGCGATCACCGGGCTGGACCGCCGCACGGCCGGGAAGTTCTCCACGTGGGTGGCGGCCGGGCTCGTCACCGTGACCGAGGGGAACGTGATCGACTACGAGGCCATCAAGGTGGCGCTGCGCGCCGACGCCGAGGTGTACGACCTGCAAGAGGTCGCGTTCGACCGCTGGGGCGCGACCCAGCTCTCGACGGACCTGATTGACGAGGGGTTCCCGCTGATCCAGACCGGGCAGGGGTTCGCGTCGATGTCGGGGCCGACCAAGGAGTTCCTGCGGCTGGTCGCGTCCGGGGCCTACCGGCACGGGGCCAACCCGGTGGCGCGCTGGCAGGCCGGGAACATGATCACGCGCACCGACCCGGCGGGGAACCTCAAACCGGACAAGGCGAAGTCTGCTGACAAGATCGACTCAATCGTTGCCGCGATCATGGCCCTTGACCGGGCGATCCGGCACGCCGACGCGGAGGACGACTACGCGGCGGCCGGGTTCTAGGAGGTGCCCACCATGAGCGAACTGGACGACCTGCGCTCGGCCGCTGCGGCCAAGCTCGACGCCCAGGCGGCGCGAGCCCGCGAGTACCAGGCGTACTACGACAACGAGGCCGGGATCATCGCCATCTTGGACACCGAGGAGCGGCGGACCTTCCGCACGCTGCTCGATGAGGCCGGGGCCTCGTGGTGTGAGCTGGTCGTCAACGCCGTGGCCGAGCGGCTGAGCGTGACCGGGTTCCGGTTCGGCTCCGACGACGACGACGAGCTGGCGTGGGCCATCTGGCAGGCCAGCAGCATGGACGCCGACCACGAGCTGGTCCACACCGACGCGCTGGTCACCGGCCAGTCGTTCGTGCTGGTCGCGCCCGACGACGACAACCCGACCGGCGTGTCGATCACCGTCGAGTCGCCGCTGGAGGCGGTCGTGCTCTACGAGCCGGGCAACCGGCGCAAGCGGCGCGCGGGCTTCAAGCGGTGGAGCGAGGACGGCGGGCAGACCACCACCGACGTGCTGATCCTGCCCGACGAAATCGTGACGTGGCACCCCAAGGCCCGCGGCCCCGAGGTCGAGCGGAACGCGGGCGACACCCTGATCGAGGTCGTGCCGCAGCCCCGGACGAGCCGCTGGCCCCGCTCCGAGCTGGCCCCCGCGATCCCGTTCCAAGACCGCATCTGCACCACACTGTTTAACCGGCTCGTCGCCACCGACTACGGCGCGTTCCGGCAGATCTGGGCGACCGGGATCAAGATCGCCAGCGAGGTCTCGACCACCGAGGACGGCAGCCAGGTCACCAAGGTCCGCCGCCCGTTCGACATCGGGGCCAACCGGCTGCTGACCAACCAGAATCCCGAGGGCCGGTTCGGGAGCTTCCCCGAGTCGACGCTGGCGGGCTACCTCTCGGCCGTCGAGCAGGACGTCAACCACCTGGCCGCCGTGACGCAGACACCGCCGACGTACCTGCTCGGCTCGATGGTGAACCTGTCCGCCGAGGCCATCACCGCCGCCGAGGCCGGGCTGGTCGCTAAAATCAGACGCCGGTCGCTCCACATCGGCGAGGCGTGGGAGGAGGTCGAGCGCACGGCGCTCGGCCTGGTCGGCTCCCCGGCCGCGACCAACCTTGGCGCTGAGGTGATCTGGGCGGACTTCGAGACGCGGAGCATTGCCCAGCTCGCCGACTCGCTGGTCAAGATGCGGTCGCTCGGGGTGCCGCTTGAGGCGCTGTGGGAGCGGTACGGCGCGACGCAAGAGGAGATCGACAGGTGGCGCGAGCAGCGCGCCGCCGAGCTAGCCAACGCCGCCCCCGAGCCGCAAGGAGCCCCCGCGCCATGACCACGCCACCAGCCCCGCCCGCGCCCCCGCCCGCGCCGCCCGACCCGCCCGCGCCCCCGGCCCCCCCGAGCCCGCCAGCACCGCCGACCGGCGGCCCGCCCGCCGACCCCGCCGCCGAGCTGCGGGCCGCGCTCGACCAGGAGCGCAACGCCCGCAAGGAGCTGGAGACCGAGCTGGCCAAGCTGCGCCAGCAGGGCATGACCGAGCAAGAGCGCGCCGTCGCCAAGGCCCGCGAGGAGGGCAAGGCCGAGGCCGCCCACGCCGCCGCGCTGGTCGTCGCCGCCGCCGAGTTCCGGGTGGCCGCGGCCGGGAAGATCGCCGACCCCGAGGCCGCGCTGGCCGCGCTCGACGTGGCCAAGCTGCTGGACAAGGACGACAAGCCCGACAAGGCCGCCATCGCCAAGCTGGTCGGCCAGCTCGCCGCCGTCCCGGCCGGCCCCGGCCACGTGCCCCCCGGCCCCCGCGACCCCGCCGCGAACGGGGACGGCGACTGGCTCCGCGACCAGATGCAGCGCGGGGTCCGCCGTTGACGTGGGACGACGACGAGGACCAGGCCGACCCCGCCGTGGTGTGCCTGTCGTGCCTGGTCCGCCCGCCCCGGCCTGGGTCGGTCTATTGCTCGCGGCTGTGCCGGGTGCTGCACGTGCTGCGCCGCCTGGGCGCGCTGGCCGAGGAGGTGTGGGCCGAGCTGCCAAGGCCCGCCGGGCTCTAGGCCCCGTGCCCAGCTGCCAGTGAGAGGCCCACGGGCCCTCGGCCCGTGGGTGGTGTGGTTGCACCCCCCTGGCCCCCAGGGGCTTACAAGCGCGTACAGCGCGGCGTATCCTGGCCCCGTTGCCGGTCGGCGGGAGGCCACCGGCAGCCGGTAGCCGAGTCCGGGTGCGCTTCACTGCGGAGGGATTCCCAGGCCGGGCCGGGCGCGGAGGGATTCCCGCCCGACCGGGTGGCGCGTAAAGCGGCGTGATCGTGTTCTGACCGTCACGCCCGAAAGCGAGCCCCCAATGGCGCTAGGCGACTTCTCCGGGGTCGTTCCCCGCGAATACTCCGCACAGATCATCGAGGAGGCCACCCAGGCGTCGGCCGCGCTGACGCTGGGCCAGCGGCTCCCGATGGGCACCCGGATCACCGAACTGCCGATCCCCAAGACGTTCCCCAAGGCCGAGTGGGTTACGAGCCCCTACGCGGGCGCTGCCAACACCGGCCGCAAGAACTACACCGACATCGGCCTCCAGCCGCAGGTCATCACCGCCGAGGAGGTCGCGGCGGTGATCGCCATCCCCGACGTGTACCTGGACGACAACGAGATCAACCTGTGGAATTTCTGCCGCCCGCGCCTGGCCGAGGCCATCGGCGTGGCGGTCGATGACGCCATGCTGTTCGGCGTGGCCGGGGCCACCCCGCCCACGTTCCCCGGTGGCGGGGTCGCCGGGGTCGCGCAGATCGTGGACCCCGCCGGGGCCGACGACGTGGTGGACGCCGTAAACCAGGCGATGGCGCTGGTCGAGGCGGACGGCCTGGCCGTCACCGGCCACGCCGCCGACCTGATCGTCAAGAGCCGCCTCCGGGGCGTCCGCGACTCGACCGGCGCTCTGCTGCTCGGAACCGAGCAGGTCGGGCAGACCCAGCGGCCAACCCTCTACGGCGCGCCGATCGCCTACAACCCGTTCACCCAGATCGGACCCGCGCCCGCGCTCCCCGACTTCATCACCGGGGCCTGGCAATACCTGATCATCGGCGTGCGGCAAGACATCAGGTTCAAGCTCGACCCCTCGGGCGTGATCCTCGGGACCACCACCGCCAACTCGGTGTCCGGGTTCCAAGACAACGTGACGCCCATGAAGGTCTGGGCTCGGTTCGGCTGCGCGATCGTCAACCCGCCGACCGTGCGCAGGCCCGCCGGTTCGCGTCCGTTCGCCAAGGTCAAGCTGTCCGCTGTGACCAGCGCGGCTGGCGCTCTCCTCGCCAACCACCCGCACGGGGCGGTCGGCGGACCCCTTGAGGGCGAGGGCGGCTCCGAGCGCAGCACCAAGGCCAAGTGACCCGTGAGCCCGTCATCGTGGGAGGCATGGGCGCCGCCCCTGAACCCGCCGACGACTGGCGGGCTCGACCGGGACGAGGCCCAGGGCATCGCCGACGCCTGGTGGTCGGAGGACCCGCACCTGTGCGCGGCGCTCCAGTGGGAGAGCTACGCCGCGACGCTGCCCCCGGCCCCCACCGTCGCGTCCGTGTCGACCGGCGTGCAGTCGGTCGCGTACAGCCCGGCGATGCCGGGCGGGCAGCTCGGCCTCGCCCTCGGGCGCGCCGCGTGGCACCGCTCGATGATGGGGACGCTCGTGTCCGTCCCGCTGCGGGCCGCCGCGTGGGACGAGGCCAAGGCCCCGGCGTGGCCCCGTTTCGATGACCCGGAGCCGTGGCCATGAGCGTGCTGCTGGCCGCCGACCAGGTGGAGCTGTACCTGCCCGGCGACCTGGACGCCCACGGGTGGCGCGAGGCCGACCCGGACGCCCGGCCCTACTGGTCGGGCCTCGGGAATCTCCAGCTCGGCCCCGGCCCGACCGACCCCCGTGCGGCCGGGGGCGGCGGGCGGGGTCCGTCCGAGCCCCGCACGACCGATACCGGCGTGCTGTTCCTCCCGGCCGCGGCCGAGCCCGTGGAGGGGTCGTCGGCCCGGATACGCGGCCGGGTGTTCACCCTCGCCCAGGTCCACCTCGTCGCCGACCCGACCGGCGGCACGCTGGACTGTTTCCAGGCGACCGTCACCGAGGCCCCCCGTGGCTAGCGGCGTCCGGTTCGAGGTCATCGACCCGCTGGCCCCCCGCAAGGCGTGCGGCCAGAACGTCGCCGACATCGCCGCCAGCCTGCGCTCCCAGGCCGCCGCGAACACCCCGCGCGACACCGGGCTGATGGCGTCGAGCTGGCAGACCAGGCCGGGCTACTCCGACCCGGCTACGACGGTCGTGATCAACACCGCCCCGCACGCCCGCTACGTCGAGTACGGCACCCGGCACATGCCGGCCAAGGCCCCCCTCGGCCGGGCGATGGCCTCGGGCGGCCGATGATGGCGGCCCCGGTGATCGTGCAGCCCGACCTAGAGGCGTGGGTGTGGCGCAACATACGCGACCTCACCCGGCTCGGCGACCTCACCTCGTTCGGGTACGCCGCAACCCAGCTCGACGCGCCGGGCTGGATTTACGCGCACTTCGTCCAGGTCGACGCGCGGCACAAGCGCAAGGAGGCCGCCCGCGCGCTGGCCGAGACCGTGCGGCAGACCATCGTCGGCCTGGCCGACACCGAGTGGTCGGAGGGCACCGTCTGCTATGTGCAGGCGGTCGAGGGCCCGTTCTTCCTGCCCGACGACGACGGCACCCCGCGATACACGGCGCGGTTTGAGATCCGTGTCCATCCCCGCCGAAGCGCCGCCCCCGCGCCTGCTGAGGCACCGTAGGAAGGAAGCCCAGCCATGCCCCCAGCCCCGCCAACCGGCGCACTCGACCCCGATGAGGTGCAGGTCGGCACCGCACGAGGTCCCGGTATCTACCTGGCCCCAGCGGGCACCGAGCCGCCCGAGAACACCTGGGACGACTGGGAAGCCCCCTGGTCGATCCTCGGCTACCTGTCCGACGACGGCCCCACCGTGGGCCAGAGCGTCGACCAGGAGGACATCACCCCGTGGCAGTCGGTCGTCCCGATCCGGTCGGTGATCACCGGCCGGTCGATCACGCTCCAGTTCGTGCTCTGGCAGCTCAACGGCGACACCATCGCGCTGTACTTCGACGCCGACCCCGAGGACGAGGACAGCGACGGGCTGCTCAAGATGAAGCTGCGCAGCGACACCCCGCAGCACCTCTACGCGGTCGGCATCGACAGCCGGGACGCCGCCCGGTGCATGCGGCTCGCGTTCGGCCGGGCCTCGCTGTCCGACGCCGGGGATATGCAGATCACCCGCGGGGCCGCCGTGCCCCTCGACTGCACCCTGTCCGCGCTGGACGACGCGGGCGAGCTGGCCACCGTCATGCTCGGCCCGGCCGAGGACCCCAGTGCCACCCGCCGAGCCCGGCAGGGCGCGACCGCTGACAAGGCGGCGTGAGCCCGGCCCACGCCAACGGGGACACCCCGCCGCCGATCTTCGACCTGGAGGCCGCGGCTGCGGCCGAGGCCGAGGCGGCCCCGTTCGCGTTCGCGTACAAGGGCAAGCCCTACGAGCTCCCGACGATGGCCGGGTGGCCGCTGACGACCGTCCGCGCCGTGGCCCAAGGCAACCTGGAGGACGCCCTGGCCGAGCTGATCGGCCCGGGGACCTACGAGCAGCTATGCGACGACGGGCTCACCATCGGCGAGCTGACGGCGCTGTTCCGGGGAGCTGGCGCGACCCAGGCCGGGCTGAGCCTCCCAAATTCCGCGCAGCGTGCGCGGCGCGCTTCCACCCGGACGTCGAAGCGGCGCTGATGGCCGGGTTCGGGGTCGACGTGCTCGACCCGGCCGTGTCGACCCGCCGCGTGGCGGTGCTGCTCGACCGGCTGCCCCCGCACGCCCGGCGGGCAGGCCAGCAGTGGTCCACCGAGGCCGAGCTGCTGGCCGTGATGGTCGACCACCTCGCCGCGCTGACGTGGGTGACGATGCGCGCCCACGGCGCTAAGAACGTCCCCAAGCCCCGGCCCATACCCAGGCCCCCGCAGGCTGGGGGAGCGGCCCCACGACCCGCCCAGCGTGACCCAGCCCCCGCCCAGCCGGGCGCGGCCAAGGCCAGCTCGTGGGCCGAGGCCGGGGCGATGCTCGGCGGGATGCCCGGCGTCAAGGTCGTGAACCGTGGCTAGCTACACCTACGGCAAGCTCACGATCCCCGTCAGCGCCGAGACGAGCAGCCTCAAGGGCGAGATCACCGGGGCCGCGACCGCGGCCGGCCAGCAGGCCGCGACCGGGATCAGCGGCTCGATGACGAGCGGGCTCAAGGCGGTCGGCGGCCTCGGCGTGTCGGTCGGCAAGGCCGTGGCCACCGGCCTGGCGGGCGCGACGGTGGCCGCTACCGGGTTCGGGGTCGAAGCCTTCCGCACCGCCGCGCGGGCGGGCGAGATGGACGCCTCGCTGCGGGCGCTGGCCAAGGCGAACAACCTGTCGTATGACGCGATGCAGAAAACGGTCCAGGCCGTGCGCAAGCAGGGCATCGAGACCGGCACCGCGCAGACCCTCGTCGCGCAATTCGCCCGGAACAACCTGGACCTGGCCAAGTCCACCGACCTCGCCCGCGTGGCCCAGGACGCCGCCGTTATTTCCGGCCGCAATTCCACCGAGGTATTGGACGATCTGGTCCACGGAATTACGACTCAGAATTCAATGGTGCTGCGCAATGCCGGTCTGAATGTGCAGGCCGGTAAAGCCGTCGATGAATACGCGAAAAGCGTCGGGAAAACCACTAAGGAATTGACCGACGCCGAGCGGTCCCAGGCCGTGCTTAATGCGGTGCTTGAATCGGGCAAGACCGTAGCCGGGGCCTACGCCGAGGCCATGACCGAGCCGGGTAAGGTGCTGCGCAGCTTCCCCCGGCTCATTGACGACATCAAGCTGTCGGTAGGCCAGGGCCTCGTGCAGGCGTTCGGCCCGCTGATCATCCAGCTCTACGACATGGCCAAGGCGCTGTCCGCCGCGGTCGCTCCCGGCGGGGCGCTGGCCCCCATCTTCGAGGCCATCGGCGGGGCGGTCTCCAAGCTGGTGATGCCGCTCACCGGCATGATCACCCAGTGGGCCAAGTGGATCGAAGCCCTCAAGCCCGAGCAGGTCGAGCGGATCACCGAGGCGATCAAGCGGTTCGGTCCCGCCATCCTGGCCGGGGCCGCTGCGCTGACGGCCCTGGTCGCGCCCGGCATCCTCACCCAGATTCCCGTGCTCGGCGGGATGCTGTCCAACCTCCTCGGCCCGGCCAAGCTCGTGGCGGGCGGCCTGGGGTCCGTGGGCAAGGCCGCAGCCGTGCAGCTGATCCCCGGCCTGGGTGGCGCGATCGGCCCGATTGGCGGGGTCGGCGCGGCCCTCGGCGGCCTGGCGCTGCCCGTGACTGCCGTGGTCGCCGGGCTCGCCGCGCTAATGATCGCCAGCTCCGATTTCCGCGAGGCCATGATCGGGCTGGGCAAGGGGATTCTCGATTTCCTGATGCCGATCCTCAAGGGGCTATGGGAGGGGGCTCTAAAGCCGCTAGCGCTGGCCCTCTGGGAAATCGTCAAGGCGATCGGGGACGCCCTGGCCCCCGTGATCAAGGAGCTGTCCAAGCTGCTGGCCCCCCTCGGGCAGCTGTTCGGCCAGGCGGCTGGCGGCGGGGCCGGGGAGGGCGGCGCGTCCGGGCTGGCGTCGGCGCTGAACGTGCTGGTGCCCGTGATCGTCGGCGCGATCAAGGTCATCGGGTTCCTGCTGGAAATCGTGGTCAAGATCATCGTCCCGATCGCCGAGATGGCCATCAAGCTGCTGACCTGGGTGCAGGCCATCACCGCCGTACTCAACCCGCTCAAGCTGCTGGGCCAGGCCATCGAGTGGCTGATCGGCATCGTGTCCAAGCTGTGGCACTGGATCACCGGCAACTCGCCCGGCCTCATCCCCGCGTTCGGCCTCCTCGGCCAGGCCGCCAGCGCCGTGGCCGGGCTGCTGGGCGGCGCGGTGTCGGCGGCCTTTACCGGCCTGGTTGGCGTGGTCTCCTCGGCCACCTCCGCGATCGGCGGGCACGTCCGCGATACCTGGTCGCAGATGCAAGGCGTGATCAACACCGCGATGGGCCAGATTCAGAGCGCGGTGTCGTCCGGGTTCAGCTCGATGGTGTCCACCGCCCGGTCGGCCGGGGCGTCGATGATCGACGGCCTCAAGTCCGGCCTGTCGGCGGCCAAGTCGATGGGCGGCTGGATCGGCTCCAACGTCACCGGCCCCGTCACCGGGTTTATCAAGGGCGGCCTCGGGATCGGCTCCCCGTCGACCATCACCATCACGTTCGGGGCCGACATGATCGAGGGCCTGAAGGTCGGCCTCGAAAAGGCCCGCCAGCTCGGCGGCTGGGTGCAGGCCAACGTCACCGGCCCCGTGGTCGGCTGGCTCAAGTCCGGGCTCGGGATCGGCTCCCCCAGCTCGATCACGATCACGTTCGGGGCCGACATCATCGAGGGCCTCAAGGTCGGCCTCGAAAAGGCCCGCGAGCTGGGGAGCTGGATACAGGCCAACGTCTGCGGGCCGATCCTCGGCACCATCAAGGGGTTCTTCGGGATCGGCTCGCCGTCCACGCTGATGGCCGGGATCGGCGAGGACATGGTGGCGGGCCTGGAGCTGGGCCTGGCGGGCGTCGACTCGATCGACCTGGGTCACGGGCCCTCGTTCTCCTCGCCGCTGGCCGGGGGCGGCCTGGGCGCGTCGGCCGCCGGGATGAGCGGCGCCGGTGGCGGCCCGGTGATCAACGTCTACCCGCGCGAGCACCAGGACGAGCAGCAGGTCGCGGCGCTGGTCTCCCGCGAGCTGTCGTGGGCGATGGCTGGGGGTGTCGCATGACCAAGATGCCGGTGAGCCTCAGCCTGGCCGACGCCACGCGCGGCTACGAGCGCGACTTCGACTGGGTGTACGAGCGGGCCGCCCGGCCCGCCACGCGGCCCTTGGTGCCCGTGATCTGGGACGGCCTCTGGCTCAATACCGGCGACCAGGACAGCGGCCTGTGGCTGGTCGTGGAGCGCGTCACCGGGTGGCTGGACTCCCCGCCGATCGACGGCAACGACGTGGAGCGGGTGATCAGCGACGGCGCGGCCTGGGGGCCGAAGGTGCTTCGCCAGCGCATGATCACCATCACGGGCGTGGCGGCCGGGCCGCGCGACGAGCTGGGCAAGCTCCGCGACCAGCTCGCCGCCCGGTCGGCCAACCGCGAGCCCGTGCTGCTGGCGGTCGGCGACTTCGACCTCCAGCGGGTGCTCACCGCCGACGTGCGCGCCGGGACCGAGCTGTTCCGGTACACCCCGCTGGGCTCGGGCGGCTTCCGCTACCAGGTCGCGCTCACCGCGGCCGACCCCGCGCTGTACGCGGGCACCTGGCAGAGCGGCACCTTGACCAACGTCACCGAGGGCACCACCGGCCGGGACTACCCCAAGGAGTACAACTGGCAATACGCCTCGCCCTACATCGCCAACGCCGCCACGCTGCGCAATGAGGGCAACTACGACGCGCCGGTCTACGCGCTCTATGAGGGGCCGCTGTCCGAGTCGGCGATCACCGACAACCGCAGCGGGATCATCCGGATAGCGGCCCTGGACGCCGGGATGCAAATCCTCGTGAGCACCGCCAGCCTGGTGGCCGAGGCCGCGGGCGGCCTGTCCCGCGCCAGCTACATCTTGCCCGGCTCCCGCCCGATGATGATCCCGCCCGCCAGCTCGTCGCGGTGGTTCCTGCGGTCGGCCGGGCAGGGGTCCATCGCGCTGGCGTGGAGGTCGACGTGGGTCTGATCACCCCGGCCACGCTGCCCCTCGCGCTGGACCCGACCAGGCCGCACGTGCCGCTGCCCGGCCGCTGGACGTTCTGGGCCGAGACGATGGTGCCCCCCTACCAGCGGCTCGGCATGGTCGACGTGTCCTCGTTCTACTGCGTCAAGCGGCTGAACGCCTGGGGCTACGGCAACGTCACGGTCAACCTGCCGTGCGGGCTGGACACCGACACCATGCTGACCCTGTGGAGCTGGCGGCTCTGGTCGTTCTACGACGGGCTCCCGGTCTTCTGTGGCGTGCCCACCGGCCTGCAAGACCAGAACGGCTCGGCGCACGTGCAGTTCACGCTGCTGGAGCTGCCCGGCTACCTCACCCGCCGCCAGTGGGACCGCTACCCGTTCGGGGAGTTCACCAACTGGGAGCAGACCGACATCGCCCGCGTGCTCGCGGAGCCGGTCGAGGACGTGGGCGTGGTGATCCAGACCGAGGCGATTAACGAGGTCCGCCGCGACCGCAAGTACGAGTACCTGGAGGGCGGCTCGCGGGGCCAGCTGCTCGTCAACCTGGCCGGGGTGCTCAACGGCCCCGAGTTCCGCACCGAGTACCGGATGACCCCCCAGGGCCGCCCGGTCTGCACGCTGCGGATCGTGTGCCCCCGCGTCGGCGACGACGGGGCCGGCCTCGGCGTGTCGGTGCCCGGCGCGGTGCTGAGCTACCGGGCCACGTTCGACTCCGACCAGCTCCGCACGCACACGTTCGCGGTCGGCGACCTGCCCGCCGACACGCCCGTGGGCAACCCGCTCCAGCCGCCCGCCCCCCGCCCGGTGGCGACCGCGGTCATGGCCAACCCGCGCCTGCCCCGCCTCGATGCCGTCGATGACTGGCCGGGCACCATCCTGATCCAGACGCTACGCGAACGGGCGCTCACCCAGGCCGTGATCAATTCGGTGCCCGCCCAGCAGATCACCGGCAGCCCGCCCGAGTCCTACCCGGTGATCACCAGCTACGGCGTGGGCGACACCGTGACCGTCCACGCCGTCACCCCGCTGATCCCCGATGGGATCGAGTTTCAGGCCCGCCTCAACGAGCTGGAGATCAACGCGGGCGAGGGCACCGCCACCTGGTCGCTGGCGCTGCTCAACCCGCCGCAGGTCACCCGCGAGACCGTCGCGGGGGCCTTCCGCAGGCTCGACAAGACGACCTCGGCCATGTTCCACCGCAACCTCCAGCCCCGCTAGGGAGACCCGATGACCACACCGACCGGCAAGCTCGCCTGGGGCCAGGCAGGCAACTACGACGCCTCCGACGACCGCGCGGTGATCACCGCGGTGACCGCGGCCCGCGTCGGCCTGGTGCGGCCCGTCCGCGCCGAGGCCGGGACCGGGCTCCAGATCATCATCCGGGGCGGCTGGGTCGGCGTGGCGAGCTGCGACGACCTCACCAGCGCCGTGGTGGGCTCCCGCGACGACGTGGTGGTCCAGGCCAACCCCGGCCCCGGCAGCGGCTCCCGCCAGGACGTGGTGTGGTGCTCGACCAACCCGGACGAGGGCACCTGGGCGCTGTCGGTGCTGCCCGCCGCCGCGACGGCTGCGCTGTCCGGTATCCCGCTGCTGTGGATCGTGGCGAACGCCAATAACAACCTGGCCTCGCAGATGACGCTGACCCCGGTCGACGCCTCGATCGAGCGGCGGGCGATGTCGGTCACGTACATGCCCGCCTCACAGGGCTTCAACGACTACCAGGCCACCACGTTCGGGGGAGCGGTCGGCCGGGGCGTGGAGTCGATCCCGGTCTATATCGAGCCCGGCCAGTGGTACCGCGTCCGCTACTTCGCGGCGTGCCCCTCGGTGATCGGCGGGCCGTGGCCCCCGCACACGCTGGAGGGCCGCATCGGGATCGGGGAGCGCACCGCAGGCCAGGCCAACACCGCGAGCATCATGCGGCGCGGCGCGGTGATCTGCTGGGCGCGCGGCACCGTCCCGGTCATCTCCGAACTCGACTACGTGTTCCGCCACAACCTCAACGACCCGGCGGTCACGCGGGTGTTCGACGGGCGGATCTGGTCCAACGGCACGGCCATCATCCGGCCCGGCGGTTACAACGACCTCGGACCCTACGTGCAGACCCTCACCGTCGAGGACATCGGGAGCTAGCCATGACCACACCGACGCTGGTCCGCTGGGGCCAGAGCGGCCGCTATTCGGCCTGGGACGACCGCCAGGTGATCACCGCGCTGGCCGGGCGGGTGACGGGCGTCGTCAACCCCGCCGTGCTGTCGGCCGGGTTCGGGCTCGCGGTCTCGGTCGACGCCGGGTGGCTGGCGCTGGCCGACTGCGGGGACGGCACGGTCGCGGTGCTGGCCTCCCCGGTCGGCATGGAGGCCACCGCCCGGCCCGGCGACCCCGACGACGACCGCACCGACGAGCTGTGGGCCATCATCGCCGACCCCGAGGCCGCCCTGTTCACGCTCCAGGTCCACCCCGCCGGGGGCGACCACCTCGGCGTGCAGCTCGGCACGATCGAGGTCCCCGCGGGCGCAGCGACCGCCCTCGATATGACCCTCGTGCCGCGCGCCCAGGACTACCCACCGGGCTCCCCCGGACCCCCTGGCCCCCCAGGCCCCCAGGGGATGCCAGGCCCGCAGGGACCGCCTGGGCTCGACGGCCAGCCCGGCGGGCCGCCCGGCCCCGAGGGGCCGCTGGGACCGGACGGCCCCCAAGGCCCGCCCGGCCCGCCCGGCCCGGACGGCCCACCCGGCGGCCCCGGCCCCGCTGGCCCCCAGGGGTCGACCGGCCCGGAAGGCCCGACCGGCGGCCCCGGCCCGGAAGGACCGACCGGCCCCACGGGCGCGGCCACGATCATCGTCGGGAGCTTCGGCCAGATCAAGACCCCGGCCGACCTGCCCGGCGACGGGTACATCGAGGCCGGGTGGGACGGCCCCGGCCGCCCCGCCGAGGGCCACCAGCTAGAGCGCGGCTGGTCGCTGGTCTACGACCCGGACGGCGCGCTGTGGACCTGGGTCGGCGACACCGGGCCAGGCGGCCCGTGGCTGAGCCCCGGCGTCGTGCAGGGGCCGCCCGGCGAGCGCGGCCCCCAGGGCGACCGAGGCCCGCAGGGCGAGCAGGGGCCGCCCGGCCCGTCCGGGGGCCTGCCCCCGCTCGACCAGTGGCACGATATGCGGCCCCTCCTGATCAACGGGTTTACCTACAACGGCGGGGGCGAGCTGGTCCCCCAGTACCGCTTCAACGCCGACCGCACGATGGTCGTGATCGTCGGCACCGTCTGGTCCGGAGCCCAGCAGTTCGCCGATTTCGTCATCCTCCCCGAGGCATACCGGCCGCCGGGGATCGTCGGCGGGCCGTGCGCGCCCAATGGCAACTGGGCCGCCAACCAGTGGGTAACCCCGAGCCGGTTCTACATGTCCACGGCGGGCGGCCTCGGCATCGTGGCGAACGGGTGGCCGGGCGGGGCGGCCCGCCTCAATATCCAGTTCCCGGTGCGCAACCCGGACATCAGCCCCGTGTCGGTGGTCGATGATTGGCTACCGCTACCCACCGCGCCCCGCTGGGGCCGAACCTAGAGGAGGCCGCATTGAGCCCGATCCGACCGGGGCGGCACCGCCGCCTGGTCCGCGAGAACGAGACCTACACGGGCGACACCAGCGACACCGACCTGGAGCCCGTCGACCCCGACGAGGTGCAGCTGCCCGAGGCCGACCAGCACGGCGACCTAGAGCACGAGGGAGGACCGGACGATGGCAGTCACTAGGGCCTGGTGGCCGAGCCAGCATTACTCGAGCGGAGGCCTGAACCGCCGCCTCATCGCGTTCCACACCACCGAGGGATCGCAGACCGCCGAGTCGCTGCGGAACTGGCTCACCAATCCGAGCTCGAAGGTGAGCTACCACTTCGCGGTCGACATGTCTCACGGTGCGAATTGGGCGGCCCAGTTCGTCCGCGACGGCGACCGCGCGTGGGCGCAGGCCAACTACAACGGCCAGGCCCTCTCGATCGCTTTCTGCACCCCGAGCGGGGCGGCCTCGGGCTGGTCGCGGTCGACGTGGCTGTCCAAGGGCGACATGCTCACCGCGGCCGGGCGGCTGGCGGGCGAGCTGGCCAAGCAGTTCGGCATCCCGCTCACCCAGCTCACCAGCTCCCAAGCGCAGGGCTCCACCAAGGGCCTGTGCGAGCACAAGAATTTCGGGAGCGGGGGCGGCAATCACCACGACTGCGGCAACGGCTTCCCGATGGATCGCATCATCGAAATCGCCCGCGGGGGCGGCGGCAGCTCGCCCGCCCCGGCACCATCACAGGAGGTAGACGTGTCCGCAGACGTGGCCTACGACCGGGACGGGAACCCGCACTTCGCCTGGCTGTCAACGCGAGGCCAGGTGATGTACTTCCCGCCCGGCCGGGCCGAGGCATACGCGGTCGACTCCACCCAGAGCGGCGCCAAGAGCGGCGTCGGCATCGCCATCAACCCGGCCAACCTGGTGATGCTCGCCTACACCAACGGGTCGGGCGCGCCCTGCACGTACCAGAAGCCGGTGAACACCGGCTCGTGGTCGTGGGCCAGTCGCGGCGCGGCCAACTCAGCCAGGTAGGCACCCCCAGCGGCCCGGCGTAGCGTCGGGACCAACCACCAACCAACCGAGAGGACGCAGCATGTACGTCGAGGGATACACCAAGGTCCGCGTCTGGGTGCCCGACCGCTACCCGGACCAGGGGCTCCCGCCCGGCATCGGCGGCGGGCCGGTCTTCCCGCCCGGCTTCCCCGATTACCCCGACCAGGGCCTACCCGAGGTGCCGCCCGGCATCGGGGGCGGCCCCGTCATCCCCGGCTGGCCCGAGCGGCCCGGCCAGGGCCTCCCGCCAGTCGGCCGCCCACCGCGCCCGGTCTACCCGGTCGTGGACGACCCCGACGACCTCGGCGGCCATCCCGAGGTGCCCGACCTCGCCATGACGACCCGGATTCGGGTCACCGATGGGGCCGACGAGTTCACCGCCTACGCGCTCCACCCCGAGCCCCCGCAGGTGGAGGAGGGCTACGAGCCGCGCTATCCCGAGCGGGGTCTGCCCGGAACCTGGGTCGCGGTGCTCTACGGGGCCTCGCTGGTCTGGGCCTGGGTCCGCACCCCCGGCGCACCCGGCGCACCCGACCAGGGCGGCCCCGGCTTCCCCGAGCGCGAGCCCAAGTAGCCAGCCATGCCAACGGTGGTCGACGCCTGGCCGATGGAGGCCACGCTGCGCGCGGTCGCGGGCGACCCGTTCGCGTTCCGGCTGGTGCTGCTCGGCGACGACGGCCAGGCCGTCGATGTCGCGCTGTGGACCTTCGCGGCCACCGTCACCACCGGCTCGCTGCGGCTCGACTTCGAGTGGGCCGCCGACGAGGGCGGGGTCCGGTTGTGGCTGCGCGGGGAGGACACCGCGCGCCTCACCCCAGGCCGGCCAGCGGCCTACGATGTCGCCTGCCGCCAGCCCGCAGCGGGCGAGGGCGTCATGGTGCTGGCCGGGCCGATGGACATCAAGGCCCGCGTTACCGACCCGCTGCGGAGCGACCCCGACACCGGGCCGCGTGAGGGAGAGCTGGTGCCAGCATGACGACCGTCGAGGATGGCCACACCGTAGCGGTACGCCTGCCCGGTGGCGTGGTCGGCGCGGAGGTCGGCCCGCCCGTGATGGGGCCGCCCGGCCTGCGCGGCCCCCGCGGGGAGCGGGGCGACCCCGGCGGCACGACGACGATCGTGTTCTCGTTCGCCAACCGCGACCCGAGCGAGCTGCCCGAGGACGGCCTGATTGAGGCCGGGTGGGACGACGTGCGGACACCCGAGGCCGACCTACAGGTCGGCGTCGGCCAGTCGGTCGAGAACCGCGCGGACGGGTATCTGTGGCTGTTCCTCGGCCCGTCGACCATCCCCGGCGGCTGGATCGAGACAGGCCAGATGCGCGGCCCGCCCGGCGACCGAGGCCCGATCGGCGACACCGGCCCGCCCGGCCCGATCGGCGACCGGGGGCTCACCGGGAACGCGGGCAGCCCCGGCCCCAAGGGCGACCAGGGCGACACCGGCCCCCAGGGGGCGCGCGGCGAGATCGGGCAGCCCGGCACGCCCGGCGCGACCGGCCCCGCCGGGCCGACCGGCTCCCAAGGTGCCACCGGCCCCGAGGGGCCACCCGGCCCGGTCGGCGACCCCGGCCCGACCGGCGACCCCGGCCCCGAGGGCATCCAAGGCCCGGACGGCCCGCCAGGTCCGCAGGGCGACCAGGGCGACCCCGGCGCACCCTCGTTCATCGTGATGGACGTTTACACCAAGGGCGCGCAGGACGTGGCCTCGATCCTCGACGGCATCATCCCGGCCGGGTTCGACGGCGCGGGCAAACCGCCCGCCAACTACCAGATGAAGGTCGGTGAGGCGGTCCTCATATCGAAGCCCGACGACTTCTACGAAGGCCAGGCGATCGTCTGGCTCGGGGTCACGGGAGCCGCCCCGCAGCCGTGGATAGCAATGAAGGTCACGGGGCCGCAGGGCGACAAGGGCGACCAGGGCGACCAGGGGCCCATTGGCCCGGTCGGCATTCAGGGCGTCCAGGGGATACCGGGCTCGACGTGGCACTGGTCCCCGATCGCGCCGCCGCTGCCCAACACCGGGGTCGAGGGCGACAAGATTCTGGCGCTGCTGGTCAACCCGGACGCTCCCGGCCACGGCAACGTCTACACGGTGCTCCCCGCAGGGGTCTACAACCTCGACGGGAATATCCGAGGCCCGGCCGGGCCGCAGGGCGTGCCGGGCGAGGTGAGCATGGCTGACCTCATCCCGGTCGTGCAGCGGGTAGACGCCCTTGAGGCCCGCGTCAACAGGCTGGAGTCCTTCCAGATTGTGACCCTGGCCAACGACGTGATCCTGCAAGACGACACCGACACGCTGGTTGCGACGGCGGTAATGCCAGCGCTGGGCGACTCGCAGGGCAGCGCTCACCTCACGTTCGAGCTGCCGTTCCCTTCGGCGCTGCCCCGGCTGATCGTGGCGTGGATCGAGGGCATCGGCACGGTGACCGTGACCGGCCCGGCCTCGGGTCAGCTCACGCTCCACCAGGCGTTGCCCTACGGCACGCTCTCGATCGGGCCGGTGCGCGCGGTCAATACGGGCGTGGCGGGGAACGTGGTGCTGTACGTGCGGGTGACCCCGATCGGCGGCGGTCCTGGGGCCTCCGACCGGGCGGTGATGAAGGCCGCCACGTCGGTGCTCGGCGCGGCCACCGCCAAGCCGCTGGCTACCGGGCTGATCGCGCGCTAGCCGTGCGCGGCTTCGACTGGCGGGGGCTCGCCGCCGTGCTGATCGTGCTCGGCGTGTTCGCGGTGCTCATGGTCGGCGCGATCGGCGCGACCCTCAACCACGGGCGCGACGTGACAACCGACGAGATCACCACCGTGTCGGCCGTCCTCGGGACCGGGCTCGGCGCGGTGTCGGTCTACCTCGGCACCAAGACCAGGACCAGGCCCCGCAAA